AAACCCTGCAAAAAGCAACAGCATGACGCCAGATATTAATCATCTGATGCTCCATATCTTTTCCAGACACTTTGCTGGTAAGAATGTTAAGGAGATTAAAATCATTTGGCACACAGAGAAGATTTTCTTTCTTCTCGTAATGATCTACACTTTCATGATAAAAACCTTCCTCATTTCCATCACTCCACTCATTAGTGAACGCATAAACGTCAAAAGGAATCCCAACTTTCTTACAGAACCACAGCAGATTAAACATCTGCTTACAAGTATCCAGCAAAGTATATTGCATTGAACCACTCCAATCAAGCAAAAACACAAGTCCGTGGTTCTTACCGTCTGCAAGAGTTGTTACCTTACGGAAAAGATCTTCATTGTATTTGTAGGTATGAAGTTTGGTGCAATCGAGAACACCAGTGCGAGAGGTTGTGGCGCGAGCATATGAGTCTGCAGCTTTCTTACACTCAAACTCTTTTACCAAATAGTTGACTTCTTTCTGCGCTGAACGCTTGAACTGAGCGTATTCTTTATCACACTCCTCAAAGATCTTCATATCCATTTCAAGTCCAACACGCTCTTGACGATCAAAGATATGATCAACATATTGATGAACCAGATCATTACTGACAATAACCGTATCCAGATTTACTTTGGGAACCTCCACATAAACGTTCTCAATACCATCAGAGTTTTGAGCCAACTGATCAATTGCCTCAGACAATGCATCAGCAGTTTGAACTTCTGGTTCTTCAATACTATCGTCAGTATTTCCACCTTCCTCAGATGTTTCTTCAATCATGCCTTCTGGTTTAGACTCAGGACTTTGTTCTTCCTGTTCATCTTGCGATTGCTGCTCAGATTGTGAGGCATCGATACTTTGGTTTTCAGGTTGCTCAACTTTTTTCTTACAAAACTTATACAACACCTCTGCAGCATCAAGAACATCATCAAAAGTCTCACAATCCTGAATCATAAGAATGATCACTCTTTCTTCATCAGTGAAAGTAAAATCTAAAAAATTACCGATCTTAAAGTATAGATTTGCACGATCAGCAAGGTTAAAATCAGCAACAGACTCATCAGATATAGAGAAAAAGTCCTCTTCGTTGAGTTCTTTGTAACCATTATAGAATGTTTTTGAAAGTCCAGCATACTTACGCTTCATCATCTTCTCGATGCGAGCATCTTCAACTACGTTGACAAACTGAGGAGGAATCCTCTTCTTTTCTAACCAATTTTCGTCTGGTGTGAACAATGCATGTCCTACTTCATGTCCCACCA